CGTGAAACTCGGTATTTAACACCTGCTTTAAAGGTGTAATGATTTCCAACTCCGTAAGTCATTTCTTCAATGTCTGTGATGGTGCGGATAATGACTGTGTCATTTGCAGTCGTTACTCCAACGTTCTCAATCTCATCTAAGACAAGTGGTGTATCTGGTTTCTTTGGATCAAAAATGTTATTTTCTAAACTTTCAGCCTCAACTTGTGCTGCAATTGAGATTTCATCTTTACGATCTTTGATAGCTTTTGCGTTTTTCTTTGCTGCTTGTTCGGCAGCGCGTCCGGTTGCGTCTAATGGACTAGTTGGTGTGTTTGCCACGGTGTATTTCTCCTATGTTAGTTTGTTGTTGATGGCTGTGGGCCCAGGAAGGAGTAGGGCCCACAGACACCCGTTGTCTTAGTTTGTGTAAACCTTGACGATTGCTTGATCGGTGATAACACCGAGTCCCCAAATTGCATACCATGCAAGAGCGTGCTCACGACCGAAGTCAAGAACGCCACCGTCACGTAGTTCAACTGGGAGAGAGATTGCGTGACCAAATGCATTGTCACCAATCATGATTGATTCATAAACTTCAGCAGCATTACCTGTTGCGCTTGTGAAGTAACCTGTTGCTTCTGCTGGGTTTTCTGGATTTCCGCCTTGACCACGACCTGTGTTAGGAAGTACTGGGACAGAAACCTGGTCTGCTGGAGCGCCAACCAAATCAGAAGTTGTGTAGCTTGCGTTAATAGCAAGCTTCTTAACCTGTGTTGTTTCAATGAATACTACGTCGTATAGACGACCAATTTCACCGAGCATGAAGTTACCTGGAGCAGCGTACTTTGTGACTTCAATGAACTCTGGGTTAGAGCGAAGGTCACGAGACTGCTTTGGGTGTACGAACTGTACGTATGTCTCACCTAAGCGAGGGATGTTCTTACCAGCAAGGGTAAGAGCTGCATCCTTGATTGCACCTGTGGTTAGCTTGAAAGCACCATCAAGTTGTGAGATTGCTGTAGCAGCTGTTCCCTCATCGTAGTTAGTGAAAGCGCCACCTGAGATGCCTGAGCGGTCATAACCAAATACTGCTGATGTTGCTGCAGAAAGTGTGTTACGTGCTTGTACATCTAGGTACTGTGCCATGTGACGACCAAGAAGACGTGAGGCTGAAGCCATTACGTCATCAAATGATGCATTCAAAAGAAGTTCAGAAACTGCTACTGCGTAGCCGTGTTCTGCAACTGTGATTGCAATCTGCTCTGCTGTGAGAGCATTGGTTGTCATACGGACACCTTCAGTAAGAGGTGATGGGTCTACTGCAAAGTTCTTGTAACGAAGGAAGTTTACACGAAGACCAGGAGCTACTCCTAGTTCAGTCTTCTTGACTGCAAACTGTTCAAAACGAAGAATTGGCATTGCCTGGAACAAGATTTCCTTGGACCAGATTGTTTGAATTGCTTGATTCAAAGATGAATTAGCACCTGAGTAAGCTGTTGGTGCACCCGCTAGTTGGGATGAACCTGTAATTGCTGAACCTGCCATTTTGGGTCAAGTCCTTTCTTTTGTTAGTTGGGGGGGAATTAACCGAACAGTCCCTGACCACGGTTGCTGGCTGCAGTGCCAAGAAGTTTGGCTCTTTGTTTCGCATAATCTGCCAATGACATATCTCTGATAGAATCAGGAGTAGCGTAATTTTGTTCCGAATCATTATCCAGGGGTCCTGAAGCAGGAACCGTTATACGGGTACCTGCCATTTGTTGCTTTGCTGATTGCATAGCTGCTTGAGCAGACTGCAATATACTTTGCGACTTCTCACGAAGTATGGCAATACTATTTTCAATTTCATCTTCAGTATCACCGTTAATTAGGTCAACTAGTTCAGGAACGATACTTTCACGTTCTTGTTCTACACGAGCTTGGCGATAGTTGTTTAGATGATTTAGTTCTTGTTCTTTTTGCAAAAGCGCAAAAGCTTTTTCTCGTTCAAGACGTTCGTTCTCAATTTGAGAATTCCATTCTTGCTCCTTCTTAGCGAGGAGTTCTTTAGCAGAAAGTTCTTCTTCTTCTGCTTGTTTTACTTTTGCTGCTTCTTGTGCTTCACGTTTAGCTTTTCTAGCCTGACGTTGAGCGGCTTCTTCTTCTTGCGCTTTCTTTAACGCAGCAAGTTCATTAGCCATTTTTTCCATTTGGGGATATAGCTTAGCTTTTTCCTGAGAACGAGCTTTTGCAAGGTCGTCTGCAGTAAATCCGCTCAAAGCTGTCTCCGTACTTTCAAGAGTAGCATTTTCAAACTGCTCTTTTGCTACCTCTGTTATTTCTTCATTTTCAGCCATTTAGGTCACTTATCTTTCTTGGTTAGTTTTCCGAATGCCTTGCGGCGTAGCACGTTAATTTAACAAGACAATTGCATATCATTTATGACTAAATGTCTTGCTATATTCATACTTATTTTTATTCCTTGTCTACTGTTCTCCTTTGCGGCATTTTGGTGCCATAGGCTTGAGTGACAAGTTTCTCTCGTATAGACGCTTCAGCTTGTGCTTCTATGCCTTGCGACTGTTGGTTAGAAGGATCGTTTTTATTTTCCTCAGTTTGAGGTCCTTCAATTCCATCTCCTAATACATCTCCATCTGCTAACTCTGTTGGTTGAAGAGGAATAGCAGA